CCGAGCTTCGCTGCTGCATCGGCGAACCCGAGCATCCTGCCGACTCGCGCCGCGTGTTCGGGCGGCAGACCCCTCTCGCGAGCCACTTGCCTCGCGATCTCTTGGCCGCGAGCGAACGCCGGCTCCGATTCGCGGTAAACGTGCACAGCTGCGTCGACAACCGCTTTGCCAGCAGCGGGGAGCGCCCGGTACACCTGCTGGCCGAACGCCTGCAGATGCGCTTTGGCTGCTCCCAGCGGCGATGCTGCGCTCGTACGTGATCCGCCGCCCGCCCGCGTCGGGATGTACTTGCTCAGCGGTTCAGCGGGCAGAACGGTGCCGATCCAGCGCCCGTGCGCGTCCCTCGGCTGATCGGGGCTGTAGTTTATTACCACGTATCGTCCTCCTGCAGCAAGTAAAATGCGATCGCCAGCGCCTCCTCCGTCTTGCGCCTGTCAGCTAGCTTACGCCTGCGCCTGCCCGGCCCGAACAGCGGACCTGTCGGCTGGACCGGCACGGGAACGCCAGCTGCGCGTTCGAAGTAACGCGGGTTGAAGTACCCAGGAGCGAACATGCTGTCAGGAAACATCGTACGTCACCGCAGTACGCTCGTTAGCAGCGTCCGTTGTAGCAGCGATGCGATCCTTCGCGTCGTTCACGTCGCGTATCGTCACGGTGTTGCCGACGACCTTCAGCTTGCCCGCTAGCGCTGCGAGTACAAGGCGCATCGCTTGCCGCAGCGTGAAACTCGTCTCCACGCCGCTGGCGCGGTCCAGCAACGCATCGGCGTTCTGGTTCGCAGTCGGCACGCTGGGGATATTCGCTCGCAGATCCACGCCGCCGAACCCCGCCACCAGCCTCATGCCGTCGCTCACGCCGGATGTACCGCCCGTAGCTACGAACCCGTGGGCGTTCGCCCCGCCCGCTGCGATGCTGACACCATGGCCAGCAGCTGCTGAGATGTCCACGGCGGACCCGCTAGCAGCTGCTACAGTCACGCCTTCCAGGATGTGCACACCGCGTCCGGTGGTGCCGCCTTCAGCATGCACGCCGTCGCCGGCGCCTCCGCCGAATGCCGAGAACCCGTGCCCGCCTGCAGCTACCGCTGAGATAGCGTCGTCCGTCCCGAAAGCTTCCGCCGCTACGCCGTTACCGCCCGCTACATCGCTGCGGCCGAAGATGCCAGTGCCGCCCCCGGCCCCGCCAAGGCCGGATATGCCTGTCCCGCCGGATCCGCCGCCGACAGCGGACAGACCAGCTCCGCCTGCGTTGCCGCTAGCAGCGATGCCGTTCCCTCCACCGCCTGTAGCAGTGCACGTGAACCCGCTGCCGCCGGAATTGCTGAACGTCACACCGCCCGAGACGCTCCACGGGCCGGTGTTAGCACCGGAGATCAGGATGCCGCCGGCACCGCCGGGGACAACCCCGCTGGTGAAGAGGCTCTTGCCGATGCTGCCTGCCGTGGTGAAGTCGCCGGCGACGGCATCCTGCCAGACCCCCGTGGCAATCTGTGCAGCGGTCAGCGTGCCGGGCGGATTGTTGTCCAGGTTCTTGATGGTGGTCCCCGACAAGTCTACTGCGGTCGTGGCTGCAGTGATATGGGCCCAGTCCAGCCCGACGTACCCCGCCGCACCCGCCGAGGCCGTGCCCAGGATCTTGCCGACGTCGATTCGGCCCGAACCGTCCACGGCCAAGGCTGCAGTCGCATTGCCGACAAACACGCCGACCGTCACCCCAGCCGTGCAAGTGACTGTCTGCGTCTTGATAGTCTGCACGTCCGCAGCGACGTTGCCCGATACATCGGCCGCGGCCACAGTCACTGCCTGCTTAGCAATCTGCAAATCGAAGGCGTCCAGTTCGAACTCGAAGGGTGTCGGCACCACCCCAGTAGCAGTCACCATACCCGCTAGCCAGCGCGACGTGTCGCTGGTGCCGAACAGGGTATCCTGGAAATGCACCTCGTAGACTCCGGGCAAATTGGCGCTGCTCACCTCCTTGAAGTTGACCTTGCCGGCGCCTGGATCGGCCCAGGTGCCCAGGGTAGCGACGGCGCCGATGTTGGCCCCCGTGTACGTGGTCACGCTGCCGGATTTCTCGCGGCGCACCGTGATGTTCAGAGCGCCGCTGCCGTTGGTCAGGCCAGTCTTGCCGGCCCCTGTGGTGCTGGCCGAGTCTCCCAGGAAGAACCAGACGATGCGAGAGGTACTTCCCCGAGTAGCGTTGAACTTAGCCACGGAAGCCTCCTCCCCAGCCGACACCGACCAGGATGCTAGTGCTGCCCCCAGCATCCTGGTGCTGCACAGCGCCTACGTCCGAGTACGCCGTGGTCGTCTTGGTGTAGTTGGTGTCAGTCTGCGCCCACAAGCCGCGTCCGGCGTTACGGCAAGCAGCCCCGCCCCCGGCCGTGCTGTTGAGCGAAAAATCCCCGTTGGCCGGATCGTTCATCGGGTCGGCGCTCAGCGTGATGCTGCCGGAAACATCCAGCTTACCAGTAGTCTGGCCGCTGGAATTGGAGCGGAAGGCGTTGTTCACCGACAGGATCAACGTGCTGGACGAGGTGTTGTTGATGCCCCAGGCGTTGCCCTGCAGGATGCAGTTTTCGACCACGCCGGTCGTAGATGTCATCCTCGCCCCATCCCCGGTATTGTTGTAGGCCGTGCAGCGGATCAGCAGGACGCAGCCGCCGCCCGTATTGCCAAAGAAGCCATGCAGCCCGTTCGTGTCCGCAATGCAATCCACTGCCTGCGATCCGCCGCCCAGGTAGAACCCGTGCGCATTACCACTGCCCGAGTTGTCATGCGCCAGACACCGATCCAGGAAACCAATGTTCGATACAGTAATCCCAGCCACGTTCACGCTGCCAGCCTGATTGCATCCGTAGGCTTCGCATTCCTCAAGGTAACAGGGTGCGCCAGCCAGGTCGAAACCATGGCCGCGCACGGCATGCACCACTACCCGGACAGCCCCTGTCCCCGTGCCACCAAGACGTAGCCCCGTGGCCGAGGCCGAAGCACCATTATTCTGAAAGATCAGGTCCTTAAGGGTATGATTGATCCCCGAGACGTTCAGCATCAAAAAGCTGGCCCCCACCGTGCCGCCGTCGATCACCGCCTTGCCGCCGTCGCCAGCCGTGGTCGTGTAGCCCTGCCAGATGACGGCCCCGGACAGGGAATGGGTCATGGCAGCAGTGATCGCGTAGTTTGACCCGGACTTGAAGTTGACCCTGGCAATATCGCCGCCGCTGTCCTGAAGCACGTTGGTGATGAAACCGAACGGGAACGCCACCGTACCGTTAGGCCCTTGCCAGGCGCCGCCGACCTTGATGGTCCTGGCAGTAGCGCTGCTGGTGGGGGCCGTGCCGCTGGCTGCTGTGGTCGAGAGAGTGATGGCGCCGTTTACACCAGCAGCCACGTTGGTTACCCGTGCGATGTACACAGCCGGAGCGCTGGCTCCATCGTTGTAGACGCTAGCGAAATCGCCCACGTTCACGGTGCTAGCCGGGGTGCTGCCATCACCGGGCGTGAAAATGCTGGTACCGTTCCAGTTGCCGTTGGTGGACGTGTACGCAGCGGCGTCGGTGGGATCGGCGCCCGAGGCCAGACCGCCCCCGTTCAGATTGCTCCCAGTGGTATGGCAGAAGAACTCCGTATACGCCATGGCTCATCCGTCAGAACGGGCTGCGACCGTTGACCTCGATCGCACGCACCGTGTTGGCCACACCCATGGTCCCCCCGCCGCTCACCGTGGGGGAAGAACCGCCCTCGTACCAGGTGATGTAGTCCTGGCACCTAGTAACAATGTTGTTGACATCCGAGTCCTTGCAGAGCGGCCGACCGTCGTGGCTGGCGTTGTCGTCGATCACGGTCGAATCGTTGGGTATCACAGCCGAGACGTTCTGCGCGTTCCACTCCCCCACCAGCTTCTTAGCTGCCACGTAGGCGGATTCGAGCAGATCCGCCATGAGCCTGGCTCGGTTGTTAGCAAAGGCGATCGCTTGTGCGTTCTCGTTCATCGTTTCAGCTTTCCGTTACGGTGGAAGTAGTCCCGTCCGAATGCTTTATCGTCAGTTTACGCTTCGGCCGCGGGCCAGCGGGAGGCACAGTGACGTGCGCCCCGTCCACGTGCACCTGCATCGCGGGCAGCTTCACTCTCGTCACTGGCGCAGGGGCGGACGCGAGCACCTGCAGAAGCTGCGATAGCATCTCCGCCTGCGACGCACGCTCATCGCGAGCTTCGCGCACTAGCTGCAGAAGCTCCTCGCGCCGCTCGTCCAGAGCTGCAAGCACCGCTTCCTGCACAGTCGCCGCAGCAGCTGCTAGGTGCTCTCCGAAGCGCCGCGTAGCCTCCGCCAGCACCACTGCCATGCGTTCCACGTCCACGTGCACATCGGCGCCGAGCTGCGGTACGTTGTTGATGACGTTCACTTCGGGCGTCTGTACTTCGTTGCGCACAGTCACCGCGGGCACCTGCACCTCGTTGCGGACGACAGGCGCCGGGAATTCCAGGCGCTGCGCCCCCGGCTGCAATTTGCTGAGGCGCTCCTTCAGCACCTCGCCGACAGCTCGCAGCATATCCTCGTCAGTCATCGAGCAGGCCCTCCAGGAACGCCTTCGCTTGCGCCACCGACATGCTAGCAGCGACGTTGGCTGCTGGAGGCGGGGGCTTGTGCCCTTCCGCAGGAGGCGGCGCAGGCGGCTTCGGCATCTTCGCTGCTGCCTCCACGATCGTCTTCGCCTCCTCGTCGTCGAACCCCATGATGCGAGTCCAGAAGTCCGTCGGCGACATGCTCTGCGCGCCAGCGCCGCCGAAGAACGTCGTGACAGCGGTCGATTTCTGCGCGCTGATGCTAGCTCTCTCGGTGTCGCCGAGCGAATCCAGATCCGGCCAATCGACGCTGTAACTCTCCGGCTCGGGCAGCACGCCGATCTGTATGAGCCGGTTGACGAACGGCACGATGATGCGCGGCGTGACGTACGTCTGCTGCCGGTGGCGCAGCCTGTCGTTCCAGGACGCGTCGTCCTGCGAGCTCGCTAACTCGCCGCGCTCGCTGCCCTTGAACACGCGCACGGGGACGCCTAGCTTGATGCACACTGCTTCGATCTGCGCGGCTATCTGCGACGACGGGTCGCCGATCTGCGGGCTCAAGCTCTTGGCAGACATGCCGCTCAGAGCGAACCACCGGTCTAGACCCTCGTGGTACTTGCGCATCATCTCCTGCAGCTGCGGAACGTCGATGTGCACTTCGCCGCCTAGGCTCGGGTGCGTCTCGATGCTCAAGCCGGGGAACGCCCCGCGCCAGAACATCTCGGCGCTGCCGCCGTACAGCTTCCGCAAGTCCAGCAGGTGGTTCAGTATCGCACGCATACGCGGCACGCCGAACACCTCGCTGGTGCCGAGGTTGTCAGCGAGGTGCACGATGCGGCTCCAGTGCACGCGCACCGTAGCGAGGGGCAGACCGATGCCTGTGTGCGGCTGCCGCGGATCGTTCAGCGTCACCCGGTACATGACGGGCATACCGAACCGCGGGCTGTACATGCTCGCTTCGTACTGCACCACCTGCACGAGCGACTCGTCGAACACCCGCATGAACGTCATCTCGGGGTTCTTGCCGCGCTTCTTCGGCAGGACCATGGGCGAGAATTGCACGCCCATGTACTGAGCATCCGTACCCATGGTGGATGCGAGCGGTTGCTGGAGCCAGGGAGGGTTAGCTAGCAGACCCTGCTGCTCCGGGAGCGGGCCGCCGTATATGTCCTTCGTCTGCAAGTCGGAGACGCCAGTGATGTCCTTCGGCCTGCCGTCAGCTGGGACTCCGTCCACCGGCTGCTCGAGGAGCTTGCCGTCGTTGATGCCCAGCAGCAGGATGCCGAAGACGCCGATGCCGGACTGTATGTCGCCGCGCAGCAGGTACTCCCACACCGGGCTGCCGACTTGGTCGGCGTACCAGCTCTTCCCGCCGCCAGCTACTAGCGCCATGCCCAGCTTGTCGAACGCCTGCTCGAACGGCGTGTACTTCCTGCTGCTCTCCGTCTCGTACACCACCGGCGTAACTTGCCACGTCTCCTTCGGCAGTAGCTGCACGGAACGCTCGGCGGGGCCCAGCCTGTCGTATAGCGTTCTGTACACCTGCGCGCTGATGGCGTCGGGGTAGTTGCAGGCCGCATCGATGTCAAGGTGGCGGTCGCCCAGCAGCCGCAGGAAATCCAAGCGGCTCGTCCACATGTTGTGCACGAGAGCTTCCATGCGAGCTGACAGATGCGAGGGCAGAATCCCGTTCAGAAGTCGCACCGTTCCCTGGACCGGCAGTATTCGCCGTACGCCGGCGGCGCTTCGCCGCGACGCAGCAGCTTCACTGACCGGGCGGGGCGCGCTGTGCCGTCAGCTTCCACCACCTGCAGAGTAACCTGCTGCGATCCGTGGACTGCAGCGACTACAGCAGCGAGCGGCGGGGCGCCAGCAGCGTGCCCGGGTGGGTAGTAATGCAGGACGTCGCCGACGTCGACCATCTCACGCCTCCTGGCCGATGTATTCGGCGTTAGGAGTTCATCCGCAGGACCTCGCTCCAGTGCGCGTGTCGATGCTGCAGTTCGCCTGCTCCTCGATCACGCCTTGCCGTTTCCCGTTCACGTTGAACGTGGCGCAGCCCTTCGCTCCGCCGTCGTACGCCATGCGGTAAAGCTGCGTGAACTCGTTGAACGGCATACCGTCCTCGCCAGCTTTCGCACCGCGGACGTTGACCGTCTTGCTCACGCTGCTGTCGATGTACTTCTGCGCCGCGCACAGCACCGCGACATGCTCCTCGGCGCTGCACTCCAGCGCAGTCCTGCAGCGGTGACCGTGCTCCGCGAACGCCCAGTCATCCAGCTCCACCTGGCGTGTGCCGTCCTGCGTGACCAGCGTGTGCACCTGCTGCGTCACAGCGGGCGGCTCGATGCCGCTGCTGATGTTGTTGGCGCACATGCTGATAGTGCCAGTAGGAGCGATGGACAGGAGCAGACCGTTGCGTAAACCGTGCTTCATGATGCCAGCACGGATGTCGTCAGGGAGCGTCCGAGCGAACCCGCTGCTCAGCCATTTAGCTGCGTCGAAGAGCGGGAAACTGCCGCGCTCCCTAGCTCGCTGTATGCTGGCGCGGTAAGCTGCGTCGCGCAGCGTCTCCAGCAGCTGATCCTGCATCGCGATGTAGTCAGCAGTGCCGTAGCTCGCTCCGCACATCTCCAAAGCGTTCGCTACGCCTGTCACACCGACGCCCATACGGCGTTTCATCAACGCTTCTCGCTTCTGCTGCTCCAGCGGGAATACAGTATGCTCGAATACGTTGTCGCAGGCTCGCACGAGCACATCGGCGTCGTCGGCAAACCGCTCATAATCCAGCGCCTTCGGCCCGCCGGAGTAACGCGGCACCAAGTACTCGGTGACGTTGAGCGACGCGAGCAGGCAGGCGCCGTTCGTAGGCAGGGGCTGCTCGGCGCACGGGTTCGTAGCGTGTATCGTCTCGCAGTACGCCAAGGGGTTCATGCGGTTGATAGTGCCGAGGAACAACGCACCGGGTTCCGCCCAGTCCCAGTTGTTCTCCATCACCGCTGCCCACACGTCCGCAGCACGCACACGGCTGAACACCTTCCCGCCGAACTGCAGAGCGAACAGCTTGTCGGCGTACAGCGCCTCCATAAAGCTGTCGCTGATGCCGATGCTGATGTTGAAGTTCGTCAACGACATGCGGTCACGCTTCGCATGCACGAACCGCATCACGTCCGGATGGTCGATCGGCATCACGCCCATCATGGCTCCGCGCCGTTCGCCAGCTGACATGATGGTGCTGCACATCGCATGCCACATGCCCATAAACGACACCGGGCCGCTGGCGCTGGCGCCCTCGCCCAGCGTGCGCACGGGTTCGCCCATCGGACGCAGCGTCCCGAAATTCCATCCGCAGCCGCCGCCGGATCGCAGCGTCATGGCGGCGTCCGTCAGCTCGTTCATTATGCTGCGCAAGTCGTCCGCTACTTCGCCGCCCACGAAGCAGTTAAACGCCGTCGTCAAGTACGGCCAACCAACAGCCCTCTGCTGGCGGCCGCCGGGCAGTATCGCTTGCGTACGCAGCCCGTGCAGCAGTTTGCGGAAATGCTTCTCGTCGTCGGATACCGTGCGCGCGTAACGCACGCAGTAGTCGTCGAAGCTCTCGCCGTGCTGGCGGTACTTCTGCTTGTGCAGCTCCTGGCTGACGGCGTTGCTGGGCCCTATGCGATCCTTCTTCATGCTACCACAGCTCCTGCAGTGATCCGTTTCACTCTGTGAAGTATACCGTGGACCGACAGGACCACGGCGTCTGCTCTGTCCGGGCTGCACCCGAGCAGCTCGACCAGCCCACCGTCCCCTCCCTTCGGCAGCAGCTCGAGCCGGCCCTCGTTGTCGTACAGCAGCGGGATCGGCTCCAGCTGGCGGAACAGCTCCTCCTCCTTCGCATCGATGGCGTACCGGCCCGCTTCCATCAGCAGACGCAAGTCCCCGTACATCTGCGAGCGCCTGTTCTTGTACACGTACCGCTCCTCCAGCAGCTCGCGCCGCTCGTCCAGCGTACGCATACCGTGCCGGAGCGGCATAGACGGCGGCTCGCCGAAAGCGACAGTGCGTACAGCGAACCCCTGCGCCCTGAGCCTGTCCGCATGCTGCTTCCCGCCGCCGCCCCTGTCGAATACGACGCTCTCTGCAGGGACGCTGTGCCTGCGCGCGAACGCCAGAGTCTCGCCAGTGATGACGTTGGTGTCCACCGTCTGCTTCGCAAGCAGCTCGACGAGGCCGAACTCGTCGCTAGCAGCCCACGCCGTCTCCGCGCCGCCCTCGGCGGGGTCGACGCCAATCGCTTTCGCTCTGCGCGGTCTGCCAGCGAGCTGCCTCGCGATCTCGCGGCACCGCATGAGCCATGCCTTCGGGAACATGTACGCTTCGGCGCCTTCCCAGAACTCGGCGTCGAGCGATACGCACCTCTTCGGCTCGTCCCACAGCGCCGTGCGTTTGCAGTAGTCGCTCCAGGACAGGATACCGGGCACGACGATCTCGTCCGTCGGTGTCCCGCCGCGCTGCTGCTGCAGCAGGCCGAGACGCACGTTGGGCGAATCCGTAGCACGTATGCGTATAACGCGGCGGTAGTAGCGCATGCTACGCGGGAGCTGGAACGTCCCCGCCCCTCACAGCTCGCCAGAAGAAGTTGCGGCACGGCCATGTGTTGCCTATGACGAGCATCCTGCGAGCCCACGTCGATGCCATGGTGTAGTAATCGTCGGGCACGCTGCTCGCCTCGTCGGCTACGAACAGCGTGCGCGGTACACCGTCGCCGATGTTCGCTACGTGATGCCCCTGCATGCTCGCTATGCTGTCCGGCGCCGCCACCATACCGCGCACGTAGCTCAGCGTGCACCGCCTGCCCTTGAATTCCCATCGCAACTCGTGGTGGTTTACCACGAGCGGCCCGCCGCGGTCCACCGTCAGCGGGAACTGGCAAGTCTGTATGAAGCGGCCGATCTCGCCGAACAGCACACGCAAGTGGTCGCTCTTGGCGGATGTCAGGATGCATTTGCACGGCCGCCTCGTCAGGAAGAACCACAGCACGATGAGCCCGCTGATATAATCCTTCCCGGTCATGTTCGCTGCTGGTACGTACGTCTCGTCGTTGTCCCGCACCGACAGCATCACCTCGCGCTGCTTGTTGTACAGGACTACATCCGGCCAGCCGAACTTGACGAACGCCAGAGGATTGTGCACGAATTCCCACGGTTGCATATATGCTACTCGCTGCTGGGCCTGTTCAGCATCGGCAGCAAATCAGCTTCCTGCTGCAACCGCTCCTCCACGATATCCTCCGTCAGCGGTTCAGCGGGCCCGCACAGCTGGTCCCACGGCACAGCTCGCACCTCCGCTTCCACCTTCTGCACCAGCGTGTAACGTGCAGCGAGCGACAGAGCTGACGACTTGCTGATGAACTCGATGCTGTACACCGGTACACCGCGCACGAACTTCAGCTCCACCTTCTCGACGAGCCGCTTCACACGCGGATCCAGCTCGGAGAACTGCTCCGGCGCGATCATGTAGCTGCCATCCGGCGCCAGCGTGAAGTGGTCCGTCGGGCACAGCTCCAGGATGTCGTGTATGAACTGGCGCACGTAAAGGGCGTTGAGCTTGGATTCGGCGCTCACAGCTTCCATCTTCTCCAGCAGCAGATTCTGCATATCGTCACGCTTGCGCAGTTTCGCGCGGATGGACGGTTTACTGTACCCCGTCGCTTTTACCGCGTCACGGATGTCCAGACGCTCCGCAAACGCCTCGACCAGCCGACGCTCGCGCAGCACGCATGTTACATTCTCGCTCGCCATAGTACTATGGTATCAGAGAATCGTCAGCGTGTCAATCATTTCACTGCCTGCACGTAATAGGAGACTTAGTGTATATTCGATATATTTATACTATTTAACTATTCATATCTCCAGTTTCAGCCTAGCAGGCAAGAACGGAAATCGAGTTGACAGCTAACGTCGGTTATCATATAATAGATATGAAATGAATGATCCACCGGGAAGGAGGGACACATGACGACACGCGAATCGCTACGCTGCGCCGACGGGAAGGCGCTAGCTCGCGAAGCGCGCGCTCAACTGGACGAGTTCGTGGCGAGCAATTCCCGCGTTCTGCGAGCTGCTAGGGAGCTAGTGTGCTCCCAGGCGGACGTCGCTGGAGCTGCTGGGGCGTACCAATCGCAAGTGGCTGCCGTCGAGCACGGCACCACGTACGGGATCGGCGCCGACACGCTGCGCCGCATACTAGCTGTTTACACAAAACTGTTCGAGGGAGCTGCATGATGGACGCTACGTTCACACCGGAAGCTGCTGCTAGGTACGCCATGCGCGTGGCCCGCAGGATGAGCAAGGACCCCGAAGCGCTGAGCATCGCTAACAAAGCTGGCTGGAACGCCTACCGCACGTTCGACAGCACCCGCGGGGTGCCGTGGAAACGCTGGGTGGCAGCGTGCACCAAGCGTGCCGTGTGGTACATGTGGCGTTCCCAAGCTCGCGGACGGACTGAGCTCAGGAACGAAGTGTGGTGGGAGAAGAACGCCATCAGCTTCGACGAGCCCAGCGACGAGCTGCGTATCCCCACTTGGGACTGGCAGCTGCTGTGCATGTACTACATCGACAGATGGCCGCTCGACGTAGTCGCTAAGCGTACAAACGACAGCATCGCCGGGGTGCGGGAGAAGCTCGCTAACGCCCGACGCAAGTTCCTGGAGGCTTACGCGTGCGAACAGTGAACATGCGCCTGTCGATGCGTACGGTGTACGCATCGACAGGCGCCGCAGCGTGTTCGGCAACCCGTTCCATGTCAAGTGCTCGCAAAATTCCGCGGAGCTGTGCTCAGCTTGCGCGGCAAGACGCTGGGCTGCTGGTGCGCCCCCAGAGGCGGAGCCTGCGCTTGCGACCCGCTCGTGTGCCATGGCCAAGTGATTTTGGCGTGGCTGGAGTCCAATGGAGTGTGATGTCTCCAAGTAAGCAGAAGTATTCACAAGAGGGCTACGTCGAGATTTGACTAACAGGCGGGCGGGTGAAGGGAAAGATTCGACCTAGGGTCTTGTGGAATACTTCTGCTCATTTGAGGACAGCAAGCGCTACAAAACTCGTTACGCACTGCTGCCTGCTGTCCAAAACTGCTGCCTGCCGTCCGAGATTCTCTGATTTTCGAGCAACTCTCCCAGGAAACTCTTCAGGAATACTTTAACTGACTAGGAGACAGTACTGCTGTGAAATTTGCTGCCTGCCGCTCGAAATCGCTGCCTGCCGTCCGAAAATTCTCGATTTCAGAGCTAGTCTTCCTGGAGAACCTTCAGGAATACTTTAGCTAACTTGGAGACAAATAGCATCCGAAAGCCCGCTGCAGATGCTGAATGCTGCAGCACGCATGCAGCTTCTGCGACGCACGTATCCTGGAGCATATACGCAGCGGACGTACTAACGTGCACGGTTGCTGGGTTCTGGAGGCTGTGCTATGGCCGAAACGTTGACGGTGCCGGACGAACTGGTGCTAGAATTCGTCAAGTTCCTGGAAGCAGCATTGGGCACGCTGGAAACGCCTAACCGGCGTACGGCGGACCAGCTGTACAAGCTGCTGTCGGATTACGCCGCTCGCGTACGCAAGCAGCACAGAAAGCCGCAGGGTTGACATGCTACCGGGCAGCAGAGTCGGCGACTTGGTGCTTGTTCAGCCGCTGGAAAACGGCGATTGGCTGTGCGTATGCGTATGCGGCGCATCGTGCACAGTGACGATGCACCCGTTCGCAGCGGGATGCTGCTGCAAGTGCGCCGCCCACCGCAGAGCGCAGGCGCCGCAGCGTACACGGCGAGCTGTGCGCGACGCGTACCGCAGCGGATGCCCGATGCATGCGGGGTGGATATGCAACTCGACGGCGTTCCTAGCTTACGCAGTTTCGCTGCCAGGAGCTTTCGACAGCAGCAAGCGGCTCGTGTGCACGGACAGAGCGGTGGGTTACTCGCCCAGTACTGTCGCATGGCTGCCGCAGGAAGCTGCGCGCCGCGAACGCCGGCCGAGGAGCCCGCAGATACCGGCGTACAGACCGGCGGCTGATCTGTACGCCCCTGGCGTACCGCGCAGTTCAAATGGCACCTGGTGGCGGTACACTCTGCGAGCAGCAGCTCGCGGTATGCCAGCAGCAGCGCGGTTCGCAGCGCCCCTGGAGCAGCCGGCGTTCGGTCTGCGAGCATGGCTGTGCATGCTGCTGCCGGGCGGCCTGCTGCGCCACCCGTGCTACTTGGCTCCGGTGCAACCGGGCGCTGTCAACTGCTTCCCAGCTGGTGCGCCTGACGCGCCTTACGAGCATCTGTGCGTATGCATATGAGAGCACGATGGGTAAGCAGCAGAACATGCGACGCAAACGTGGCAAGCATGTACGCGGTAGACGGTGCCGCGTATGCGGATGCACGTCGCTGTTCCGGCCGACCAACAAGGAGAAGCTGCTGCTATGCGTACGGTGCCACACGAAGCAGTGAAGGTGCACATCCGGTGGATGGTACGCCGCGACGTTCCGGAGGTGCTGGAGCTGGAACGTTCCGGCTTCGGGGAGCCGTGGACGGCGGCGGATATCGGCGCCGCGATGCGCAGCACCGGCTGCATAGGCACAGTCGCGGAGCATGCTGACCGCGTAGTAGCTCACATGGTCTACAGGCTGCACGGCAAATGCATCGAGCTGCTGACGCTAGCTGTGCTTCCGCAGTACCGCCGTGCGAGTATCGGGACGCAGCTGCTAGCGAGGCTCGCTAGCAAGCTCCATCCCGGCAGGCGTAACCGCATCACGCTGCAGGTGCACGAGCGTAACTTACCGGCGCAGCTGTTCCTGCGCAGCTGCGGTTACTCGGCGGTATGTGTTGACGGCGAACATTACACCATGGAGTACAGCGTGTATGCTGATCGAAAGACCGATGCTAGCGGGCCGTCTGCGCACGCTAGCTGATGTGCGTTACCCGGTGCTGTGCACCCCGAAGCTGGACGGCATCCGCTGCTTAGTAGTGGCGGGCCGCGCCCTGACACGCAGCTTCAAGCTGGTCCCGAACCGCTGCATAGCAGCAGCGATCGCGCAGTTGCCGGAGGGCTGCGACGGCGAGATCGTGACCGCGGACTTTTCCACCACCCAGAGCGACGTCATGTCACGCGACGGCAATCCAGCTTTCGCTTACTGCGTGTTCGACATCGCCAGCGAGCTGCCGTACGAACGGCGGTGCGAGAGCGTGGCGGAGCTGCAAACTCCCTTCGTGCGCCATGTGCTCCCGCAGCTCTGCAGCACCGAAGCGGATCTGCTCGCTTACGAAGCGGAGCAGCTGCACCTGGGTTACGAAGGCGTGTGCTTACGTTCGCCTGGCAGCCCGTACAAGTTCGGCAGGAGCGGAGTGAAGGAGGGCTGGCTGCTGAAGTGGAAGCGCCAGTTGGACGGCGAAGCTCGCATCATCGGCTTCGAGGAGAGCATGCAGAACCTTAACCCGGTGGTGCCGAACGTCTTCGGTTACGCACGCAGGCCGGGCGGCGGGCCGAAACTGCCGAAGGGCACGCTGGGCAGTCTACTGGTCCAGGATATAGCCACTGGTATGCGGTTCTCCGTCGGCAACGGCAAGGGGCTCGACGACGCTTTACGAGCGGCTGTGTGGGCTGCGAAGGACGCCTTTCTCGGCCGCGTTATCAGGTACAAGTACCAGGAGCTGGGCAGCAAAGGCCGCCCGCGTTTCCCGCAGTTCGACGGTTTCCGGGAGGTGCTGTGAGCAGCCGAGCGTACGCAGTGCGTTACACCGTGGAGCGCTGGGGCAGACTGCCTGCTGAAACTAGCGAACAGGTACGCTCGGGCGTGCGCGTATCGCAGAACGACGCGGGTTACTGCGACCAGCTCTTCTTAGCTAGCATCGTACGCGACGGGGCTGCTGTCAGCGTACTGCTTCTGGACAGCGAAGGCGGCTCTAAGCCCTCGCGCGAAATACTGCTGCTGGTGAAGCAGCAGATCGAGCATCACTTGGAGAAACACGCATGAGGATCGCAAGCATTTCTGTGACGTCCGCCGCGACTGTACCGACTGTGCAGTTCGGCAACGTCCGTCCGAGTTTGGAGCTGTCAGCTGAGGTGCACAGCGGCGAAGACGCAGCTGCGTGCGTACGCGAGCTGCAGGATATCGCTGATACGCTCCTCCTGGCTCACATCGAGCGGCTAGCAGCGAAGCTGAAGGAATTGACCGCATGACTGAACAGGAATGGCTGACTAGCGGCGATCCTGCAATGATGCTGGAGGCTGTACGCGGCAAGGTCAGCTACCGCAGGCTGCGTCTGTTCGCTGTGGCCTGCTGCCGGCAGGTGTGGGACCAGCTGGTGGATGATGTGCCATGCGGATACCAGGATGGTCAAGGGTTCCCGCCGCATGAGGCTAACTGTCTAGACTGCGGCGGCACCGGTCGCATCAATCGCCTGCGTCGGGCGGTCGAGACAGCTGAGCGGTTCGCCGACGGAGAGGCGACGGAAGAGGAAAGGATTAGCGCAGACAGGATGGCTGCGGACGTAATTCCCATGCATGATATGGATTCACCTGGATGGATGGCGCAGGCATGTTGCGGGTTAACAAGTGCGAGAGAAGCCGCATGGGAGGTTGTGCGGCGCCCTCTGCTATGGCTTCCGCCTGTCACTCAG